CTACTAGAAGTCCACTTAGTAGGGCCACTTCTATCCGTATATATCACATATATGGATTCAGGCATAGAAGTAGGTTCATCTATTATTTCATAACAAGCATCTTCAACAACTATATTTATATGTTGTCTTAATTTATCTTCTAACCCCATATGTAATTATCTAATTGACGTGATTCCATAAATTCTCCTCTTAAATCTTTAACACATTTCATATCCCAGCGAGTTCCAGCATGTCTAAGAGCTGTAGCTAGGTTATTATTGTATTCGAGATTGCTAGAGGGTATAAATAAATCTTTAGACTCCCATACTGTAGACAGATTAGTCTCCTCGTACTTTATAATGCACCATAAATGATTTCTATGGTCATACTTAGACTCTACTGTCTCAAATACAATCTTCTTAGTCTCTGGATTAACTGCGACTATTCTTGCATTTGTAATACCCTTTATCTTAAAGCATTTACCTATTACCTGACTTGCTAAGTCATTCTGTACAGATACAAGAGCATCCTTCAGTTTAGAAGTAGCCGCAATCAATCCCTCAATCTCAGAAGGTATATAGTTATCCATTTAAGCAATAATTAATTAGTTCCGGTGTGTCCAAATCCACCTTTACGTTCTGTTTCATCTAATCTAGCGACTTCCTTCCACTCACAAGTCTCAACTTTAGTAAAGACTAATTGAGCTATACGTTCCTTGTCTTCAATCCATACTGCTTCATGCCCTAAGTTAATAAGAACTATGTGTATTTCATCCCTGTAATCAGCATCTATAGTGCCTGGAGTATTAAGTACAGTAATTCCTTTCTTCAGAGCTAGTCCGCTACGTGGGCGTACTTGACATTCACATCTGACAGATTTATCATCTTGTAAAGCAGTAGGAAGAGCAATCTTTAATCCGGTTGGAATAAGTGCTCTAGCTCCTGGGTCAAGACGAAGCATAGTTACCTTATTACCATCCATTTTAGGTGATGCGAATACGACCTCGCAGTCACCAAAAGCTTTAATAGGATTATCAACTGTTACTCTACTAAAGTCTGCACGTACATCCATGCCTGCTGACATGGGAGTTTCGTACTGAGGAAGCTTGTTGTTGGATAAATTAATTACTTGTACTTTCATTGAGTGTAAACGAATAAATTGAATTCTTAGTTTTAAATATCTTTTTATTCCAATCTATAGACATTATATTAGAAGTAGTATACCACCTATCAGTATTATCAAGGACTAATGGTAGACCTTCTGTAAAGGCGGGAGTCACACCTGATTCTGTAAACCCTACCTTTTGTCTAGCATTATTAATTCCCTCAATCTTAGTAATAGTCATATATCCTTTTTTAGCATGTTCCAAAGAGTAATCTTTGAACCACTTAATAATGACTTCAAATTTACATTCATCAGCTTCGGTATAAAATGCTTTCACCAATAAATCATTATCATAGACTGCTAGGAATGGATTCTCTCTGGCACTACAACTCCCTTTAATCTTAAATGCCTTCTTACGCTCCTTGTAATGGTTTATATCGAAGGTTTCTAAATTGAAGCAATATCCAGCCATTTCTGTTAATTGATCTCTCAACTTAGTGGAAGACTGGCTATCGTAAACATATTTAAACGTTAGCATTCAACTATATAATATTTAGGAAATATAATTCCATCTATTTCTAGTTCTACTTCCTGAACAGTATCAAACACATCAAATATACTGTCATAGTAAGCATCAGCCATCTCTTTACATGTCACTACAGATGGTTGATTAGACTGACCCTCCATTGTTTGTTTAAGTGAGTCTCTATAGTTGTTAACTACCCTATTAGCATCGCCATCATCTAGAATAAGAATAACTTTACCGTTAATTCTGTATTCATAGATGCCATTCCATATACTTTCTTCTTCGGAACATGTATTTAGAAATGGTTCTAACTCTGCTTCAGTGGCAGTATTGAGTCCTAAATGATAAGCAGTCATATATAACTGCCCTGGATTTTCAAATCCCTTTAATCTTGCTAATTTAATAAAATCTGTGTAGTGCATAGTAATTAACTTAATATATAAGCATTAGTTTTGGTTCTTGATAAAGATACATATTGAAGCTGTCTAAGTTCATTAATATCTCTATCCAACTTTAGATTACCCATGTCTACGAACACATTGTTATAGGAACTCCCTTGACTTCTGTGTGCAGTTATGGCATAACCATAGTCGAACGTCTGTGGCTTAATAACTCTATTATCAAATAACAGAGGAACTGGAGTAGCAAACGATTTTACCATATCGAAATATATACCCCATAAATACTTAGATTTAGTCCTATTACTCCACTTTTTAGCTTGTATTGCATCAAGCCTTACAGATTCTATCTTCTGAGCAAGTGTATGTAAATAGTCAGGATTTATATTATCCGGGTCTATTATGAATACGTTCATTAATCTCTTATCAACGCTATCATATAGGCCCAGCTCGAACCCCGAAAGTCTCATAAAATGAGGAATGTTTCTAGAGGTTCTGCGTATGTTAATAATAATATAGTCAGAAGAATTAAAGAACATGTCGCCATCGTATTCAAAGTTCTCACACCCAGTTAGAAACTCTGATTTATGATATGGCTCATTGTCTGTAAATAATAATCTTCTAACACAATCATTAAAACCTTTTACGCGCTTATTAGTATACGCTATAAGTTTAGTATGGTTTACATTATTATGTGTCATACCATACTTAATTTCTGGTAAGGCATCTAGCATAAACTCTTTAGCATTATTATAGCAAAAGAGAGAACCCTTCTCTCCGATTCGTGTTTCAAATCTAGCTATAGGATTCTCTCTTAATGTTAATAATATGGGTGCTAGGGCAGTGTCTTCATCTTGTCTGAATATCTTAGTAAGACGTATTACATTCTCATGTTCGAACACCTTACTAAGACCTCCATTATTCACGGGAGCTATTTGGGCAATGTCCCCTATAAACAGAATCTTACACTGATAAAATTCACAATAGTCTACAAGTAGATCGTAAAGTTCATCACTAACCATAGAGGCTTCATCTATGATAATTAATCCCTTGTTAGGAATGTTACCCATACCTTCAGAATAGAACTTCAAATCCTTGTAGTCTAAGTTAAATATATCTAGCTTGGGAGATAATGCTAATAGTTTATGTAATGTAGTAGCTGTATAGCCTGTAGCCATCTCTAGGACTGCTTTAGCTTTGTGAGTAGGAGCACACAACTTAAAGAATTCTGTTCCTTTGGTACTATCTAAATACTGTACGAACTCATTCATAACTGCTGTTTTACCTACTCCAGCATATCCAGTAAGAACTAATATTCTTTCCGGACTATCTAAGAACTTAATCATCTTATCAATAGCATACAACTGCTCATCTGACCAAGCTATCTTATTCATAACTATTTATCCCAAAATTTATAAGTTATGTTTGTTAACTTGTACTCTCCATCCTCAACTATAACCTTATAAAGCCTTTGGTTAGTGTTTGGATTATTAAGTGGTCCACATTCTTCAATGTAAGGGCCGAGCTTAACGTAATTAAAGTTCTTCAGATCAATTTCCTCTGCTAATGTAGCTCTACCACTATACCACCCAATCTTTATGTTAAGTGGTACTGTCTCCTGCCATTGCATCTCAGTTTCAGCCGGAATTGTTACCTTAGGAAACTTTACCTCTTTATGAATAATAAAGGAATCTACTATCTTAGTAGTAGTTAATGCCCTTACTAAACCAGCATAGTGATTAATGAGTTTAGGGTCATTATCGCCACCCATAAAACAGATAGCAGTAATACCTTTATTCTCATTAATGAGTTTCTCTATTCTAGTAATTGTTAGAGGTTCTCCAATGTCCTCTGACAAGTAAGAGCTATGACAGCCTGGACAATGGCAGGGACAATTGGATATATTAATGGCAAGAGTGGTTTCATCAGGAATTTCCCTAAATACTATGTCATATCCTACATATTTAAGCATGTGCGTAGAATCTTCTGCTAGCTTCTTCTTGTCTTGCTTGACTGAAGTTACTAACACGTTTTAAATAACCGATAACTCTAGTAGCATAATCAATGTTCTTACTACCACACTTAGGACATTCTTTGAGATATCTTTTATCAATATGTCCACAATCATTACAAATAGTATTTGGAATATTAAATGTGAAATAGTTAGTACCATTGACAGCTGCCACTTTCAACAAGTTACGATACTGTTCCTTACTAAGATGTTCATCTAGATTCATGTGGAGAGCCGAACCGCCATCAAGCCATTGAACATACTCTTTACCATGCAACTTGAACTTGTCAAGAATAGTAAGAGAGGTATCCTCAACGGCATAGAAATAACTATTATAGCAGTCTCTAGGGACTACATATCCAGCCTTTCTATCCCAATTAGCATGTTTAACTCCTAGGTTTTCAGCCCTTCTGTTACGCCTGCTCCCCAGCTTTGGAGCAGTGACCTAATAAATGATATAAGTCCTTGTTAGGACCATAATCACCACACAATTCAAATTCTTTGGTAAGACGAGCTATAATAGCTTCCTGTTCAGTATCAAAGTAACCTAGATGCATTCCTTTATAGTTATGCATAATTCTCGCTGCCCATTTACCATTCTTGAGCTGAGAAACTCCGATTACCTTGCTACCCTTACGAATGTTCTTCATATTATCCTTATGTTCACACACTCTGAGATTTTGTATCCTATTATCAAGTTTATCACCATTAATGTGGTCTACAACTTTCTTAATTGAATACTCCTCTTCATGCACTCCCATTAAGTACCTATGAAGTAGTATCTTCTTACCATTTATACTAATTGCAGCATACCAAGTATCTCCACCCTGTTTGCGGATGTAAATCTTAAACTGCTTTAGTTCTCCCACCTTATCTAAATCAACCTTGATTCTAGCTGTCTCATTACCCTCTTTGTCATAAGTTATACATTCAGCGTAATCATCATGTAGTATGTACTCGTTGGGGTCATAGATTGTCCTTTCGGTAATCTTACCTTTATGATACATCTGCATGTAGTGTTTCTTACAATAAGGTGTTCCTTTGAATCTTGCGAATGCATCAGCATCACAAGCCGTGCATTTAGTTCCTTCTAGTGTATTAGTTCTCTTCATACTTGTACTCGTTTTAATTAAAGTTGTGTACAAAGATACGTAATTTCCACCAGTAAAACAAAGTATTAGGCGGGAAATCACTTCAGATTTCCTCTACATGTCACCATGTAGTGCAGACTATCGCACACCCTCATTGCTGAGAGTCCCATTCGTTTAGTCGTTCAGGCTGCCATTACGCTTGCCCCTTGTTGCCTACGATTCTCACGTAGTGGTTCCAAGTCAATTAGATTGGGTTTAACGTGCCCACAAGTTTTAGGCACAAATTCAGTATTAAACATTAACTCCTTAGTTTTAGCTTTACGATTTTCATCGCTAATAGTTTTAAGGATAGATTGCATAAATTCTCTGTAAGTAGGGTTATCATTAACTGGAATTCCTAAGAACTCAGCAGCTTCGATAACTCCATTAACACCTACAGTTAAATACTGTTTCTTCATATGAATGAATCCAGCAGAATAGACAGTTAGTAAACCATCATTTAAATAGTCTTTGAGTAATTCATTATATGCAGTTTGATATTTATGAACTTTCTGAACGTTTTCACGTAAATACTCAATCATATCGTATCCGTTATTAACTGCATCTTGAACTAATCTATTAATATTTAAAGTCATTACAGATTTACTACCAGTAGCAATACCACCAGCTCCAAGAGAATAACTAAATTGATTATCAGTTACTTCATTGCGAAGTCTACAACAACTTGACAGACTATCTGCTGAATCAGACATATAAGTAAAGAATGAGTGTCCCTTACTATACATCTCTGCTGTAAAGTCTGCCCATTCTTTATCTACTACATCCTCTCCATCAGTAAGAAGTGCTACAGTTTCCCACATATGTTCCATATAGTTCGCTACACTATATGCGTTCTCTTATGAACTGCTGTATGTCACCATACAGGTCAGACTATATCACAATCCTATTAGGATTCTCCCCATTTCCACTGTCAATAGCTTACAGTGTACTCTCTTTCGAGATAGTCGTTGAACTTTCATTACAGAACTCAAATGTATATCCATGATACAACCTATTAGCATTGATAGCTTTATGTAACCCTTCCACACAAGATGGCTTACCTATAAGGCGTACTGCTTCACTCATAGATTTATATATAGTATCATTCTCTATACATCTGACTACCTTTGGAGCAGTCTTCCCCTTCATAGACTTACCAAGTACATCTACAGAGTGTCTTTCATTCTCTGACTGTGTGCACCATTCTAGGTTCTCTACACAGTTATTAGAACGATTGCCATCTATATGATTAACGTAAGGTTTGTTGTCAGGATTTGGTATGTACGTCTCAGCTACAAGCCTATGACACATATATCTTTTCTTAACACCTTCTTTCATTAACACAATCCTACTGTAACCATCTTGCATAACCTCTACTTTAAGTGATTTGCCAGGATAATTACGAGTTCCAGATTGCTTATACTTGATAATTCTATCTTTACTTCTAAAGTTACCTAAAGTACTTACTTCAAAGTACCCTTCATAGTTAGGGATTTCTTTCCAAATTTCTTCCATAATGCTTAGCTGCTGATTGTCTTAATACTAATTATCTAGTGCAAAGATAATGTAATTTACTTACATTTCCTAACTTTCTACCATTAATTAATGTTAAGATGTCCCAGCAATTAGAGGAGTTGTTCGAGATAGATTACTCTATCAAGCTGCGAAATTCACAGGGAACGTTAATATGCACTTAGTCCTCTCCTCGTTAAACCAAGTCATAAACTTCTTCTGTAACCAGTTCAAAGAATCCCATATGGGCTTAGTTCCATCGGGGAATACAAACTCACCAAATAAACCTTCAAAGTAATTCTTATCAAAATAACTGATATTCCAGAATACTGATTGGAAGTTACGAGCAGCTGCTGGTTGATTGATTGAATATACAATCTGTTGGAACTTCTGTTCAATAGTCTTATCAATATTTCTATGTTTATCAACCATCTCTTCTGGACGTTTCCAATAATCATCACCCCATTCTTTACGAGCGAAATAATCGAAATACATTAGGAACTCACCAGTAGCTACTGCTCCAGCGAATTGCGAGCTGATAGCAAATACCAGATTAACAAACATACCGCAGAAGGAGTCCAGATTCTTAGGCTTGGCAGACAAACCTCCAATTGGCTGTAGCCCTTCAAGTAGGAACGGATACATAGTGATAGCCACGCAGTAGGGCATAATTGATGTTTCATCATGCTTGTAAAGTTCATGAGATTCCAGTTGTCTAATATACTCCTTAGCTAAATCTTCACCATATAACTGCCTAATTTTATCTGTAAGGATTGCTCTATTAACTTTAATTACATCACCCTTAAACAACTCTCCATTTAAAGTTACTATATTCTTCTCAGTAACATTGGCATTAGCATCATATTTACTACCTGTAGCAGCATTAGATGCTTTGGCATAATCCTTAATAAACTGCTTCTTCCCAGCTAATGCTCTAAGTTCAGCTTGTTTATGTCGATACAAAATGAATGCTTTAGCGACATCATAGTAATCACAAGCCATCAAAGCCTTTTCAATTTGATCTTGAAGCTCTTCTACTGATACTATGTTGTTAATATACAATTCATCTTTAATATCATCCAAAATATCGGAATCAATTGGTTCGTTAACAGCATTGAACGCCTTAGTAATAGCCGCGTCAATCTTATTAATATCGAAAGGTTCTACTCTCTTATTTCTTTTAATTACTAACATTCAATTTAGAAGTTTAATATGTTTCTTAGTAATAGAGTCTTCTCTGCTCTATTCATCAAATCTTTGCCCTTGTCATTACTAATTAACTGAGTAAATGCATTATACACAGTAAACATATCCACCTCATTACCCTCTCCTATATAATAGCTAGAATCAGGGTCTTCAAACATAGAACCATAAGCCTTAACAACAAGGTCTGTTCCTATCTTTACGTCTCCATACCCGCCATTATAGGTCATAGATATAGCGTTTCTAACCCATCTACCTAGATTAGAGTCTATATTACTTGGAGTTCCTTCCCATGTAGTATTATGTAAGGTGTCCAACATCAATTTAATATCACTGGTTTGTGATAAAAGGTGTTCAACAGCTTTATAATTGATGGGCTTCTCAGACTCTAAGTTCTGAACTTGTAAGAACTCTGGGTCAAAGACACATAAGTTTGTACATGCTCTATTAAGAGCACCTCTATAAATCTTAGCTACTGGTTTACGGACGTCTAATCCATATACCATACCAATAACTTCATCGTGATTATCTATTCTGCAATTCTCTGGCATTACAGCTTGAATAAGTACACGATTATAAGTGATATCATCTGCATTAACCTCTCCATCTGCTGTTCTAGTAACTTGCTTAGGAAGTTCTGCTTCCACTATAAAGTTACTAGTAAACTTATACATTCTTTCTAGAAAGGGTTCTACATAAGCAGCCGTAGGGAAGTAATTACGCTTCCCTATTCTGGTTGCTTTACCATTTAACAGTTGATCAATCGTCAGTTGCATTATACACAGTACAATATCGGCTTTGGTAATTCTAGTAATCTAGCAGCATAATATACAGCTCTTAATGGATTCGCATTGTTGCCATCAAAAGGCATAGTATTATAATTAAAATAACCAACGCCACATTTCTTAGCAATTGTATATAGTCTTACTAACAACTTAGTAGATTGCTTTTCTATTGGCTCGATATCCTTTAACAAAAGCTGATTTATCAAATACTTTAGGGCTTCCGTGCAAGTAGCTCTGGTATCACCACCGCTAAATGTATGATTGTCTATCATAATTGCTCGCACAGTAACTCCACAAAATGCATCCTCAGCATACTTTACTTCACCACTCATCATTTCAATAGGAGTTCCCACCAATCCCTGTACAGGATGGACAGGTTTCTCTACATCTCTGTCATTAATGGTTATCTTACTAGAATCTAGTTGCTTTGAGGCTTTAGAAATCATACTATCTTTAACAATAGTAGGAAAATCATCTATGTTAGTTTGGCCAGTTACTCTAAATCCAACAGCTGGCAAATTACTCATAAGATTATCCTCGGCTCGTTGAAAGTCTAGTTTACTTTGTTCTAACGCCTTAAAAGCATTTACATAGTCATCACAATTAGCTCTAAGAGCTATTACATCATCAATAGTTAAAGTCATTGTTTACATTATTGTAAGATAATTCGTCCATCTAACGTGTTCTTACCATCTACAATACTATAATCACAGGATGCAAGAGTATTACCGAAGTTCTTGTGTATCCACTCAGAACTTCCAAATAATGAGCCTACAGACTTATAAGTAAATCTTCTACCATAGGTAGTAGCGGACTGATGCAAGTCTCCTTTTACAAAGACTACATTACCGGAGATTCCCCTATTATCTAGATACTCATTAATAAAATTCTCAGTCTTTACATCTAAGGTTAGCGGTAAATTCTTGAACATATCCTTGTTATCTTTACCATGACACATTACATAAGTAACGTCACCAAGTTTGAACTCTCCGATAAATTTATCAAATACTTGACACTTAATATCGAACTGTTCAAGTATAGCAGCCAATGCTATATTAGCAGCATATCCAAAATCACCGTCATGGTTGGATTCCCCAACGCAGTAATAATATAAATTGGAATGCTTAATCTCTTCCTGTATAGACTTAATAAAACTAGTCATTAGTTTTATATAAGTATGCAGTTGTTCCTTATTGCTCATATTTTGAGCTAGGTCATGTCCACCTCTAGTAGTCTGACCATTATATCCATCTAGAGAGTCTCCAAGATTACAGATAACAATATTCTCAAATCCTCCACCTATATGATAGGCTTCTGTATATACTCTTTTAAGAATCATATCAAATCTTCTCTTCATCTCTTCCTCATTATAAGGATTTTGATAAATAGATTGTGGAGATACAGCTGCTCCAGTATGAATATCAGATAGCCAAATGATTAAGTCTTTACCATTGGTTATCATAGGTGCTTTGCCCCAATCATACAAATTATTAATGTCTAAACCTTCTAGAATATGTTTACCATCTTCAATCTTAGACTTTAATTCTGCATTCTCTAATGCATATTTCTTTAATAAGGATTCATTCTGTTTTATCCTTTGAGTTTCTATGCCTCTAAGAAAGTCATTCTCCTTCTCTCTTAGTTGCATAACTTGAAGCTGTTCAGGAGTATTCTCCTCTATGATATGAGGAGCAAATGGAGCTGAAGCCTTAGTAATATTAAACACTCTCAGAATCTTCTTGAAATCTTCCAATGAATATTCTGGGAAGCTACGGCTAACTTCTCTTTGCGTGATAGAAGAGCCATAATATGAATACAATCTATAAATCATATTCATTTCATCACGTGTAAGTCTTCCGGCTAAAGGAGCTTTATCACGCAAAGGCACAGTAAATTCATAGGCAATAATCCTACCTTCTGTGTCTCTTATATACTGAATGGTTCCAGTACTAGTCTTTTCAGAGGTCTTCTTAGCCTTGGACTTAGTAGTTCCAACATAACCTCGTTCTTTAATCTGTTTAAACAAATCCATGACAGTAGAATACTGTTCATTAGATACCTTGTTAGCCTCATAGTCAAACTCCAGTTGCTTACGCTTATTGCAGAAATAATTCTGAGGAAGACCTGTCTTCTCAGCATAAGCATTCATACTAACATTATCTTTAATTACGTTATGTAAGTGACTGATCAATTTGACTAGAGTTTCGTTTCTCATATTACTGATGTAAATTAGATAGCCTTTCGGCCTTAATATAAAATTTCTAATCTCTTTGCTACTAAGTATCTATAAAGAATAAGGGGACTACCTTATTAAACATAAGATAATCCCCTTGATATTTAAGGTCAATAGAAGTTATAACTTATCCTTCAACCCCAAAGCAGATATATGTACCCATCTTAGCTGACTTAGACGGAGTGTACTTAACTTCAAAAGCACCATCCTCACCTTCAACTACTGCCTTAATATACTTGCAATATACGTCACCAGTGTAGTCTTTCTTAGTGTACAGCTCCTTAGCTACTTCTTTAGCCTTAGTCTTAGTCTCGAAATTGATAAACAGTACTTCACCAGTTGCAGGATTAATACCTTGATAACCAGTCTTATACTTTCTCTTACCCTTCTCATTCTTAATGTCAATCATAGTGTACGGACGCTCGCGAGTGTCAGCAGAACCTGCCTCAAACGTAATGGAACATCCAACACCAGCAGCCATCTTAGTATGTTTAGTAAGATATTCAGCGCAGAATTCCTTCAATGCTTTGTCAGTGATGGGCTTACCAGCAGCTTTCCATGCCTGAGTAGCATCACGAATTACTTGGAATGGGGCTTGTGCAACTGCTTCTTGTTTAGTGTAACCTTTAACTTCTACTTTCTTAAAATTTACTTGATTAGTCATAATTAATTGAGTTTTAAACATTATTCCATTGAGTGTAATCTCTTTGTTATTGTATTACAAAGGTACTGCTTTAATATTGGATTACCAAGCAATACTGATGTAAAATAATCTTAATGTTGCATTCTCAATCTGACCTCTTCTTTCAGGGAGGATGCTGCAAAGGTACTACTTTATCTCCAATTGGACAAGTAATGACTAATAAATAATACGATAAATTATTTTAACTATTATCATTAGGTGGAAAGCAAAATGTATTATTGCACATTCCACGCCATGTAGCTTCACTCTCTTCATAGAATTTATCTATTATACCATTCTCATCATTAACGATTATCCCAGTAGCCCATAACAGTTGATTAAATCTCATGTCTGGATACTTGTCTATTAAATCGGATAGCTTACTAAGAATAGCTTTGTTGTTTACATATCTAGTGTTATTCATACACTTTAAAATGGTAAATCTGGAGTTGAATCTTCCCAGGGTAATTCTTTATCAAGAATCTCATTGATTTTATCAACCATTTCCTTAGAAGACTTCATATCGAATGTAAGGAACTCTGTGGTATTTCTCATGAAATCGTCGCAGATAACTGCAAGACCTTTAAGAATCCTTTCAGAGTTATGAGACTCTTTGCCCTTACGAACTTTCTGAATTACTTGCCAGGTAGTAGCATTAGGAGTCTTATTTCTGGCTTGCTTAGTAAGGAAGCATATTAGTGAGATTAAGGCAAACTTAGTTCCTATATCACAAGCTAAACACCCCAAACTGAAGTAATCCTTATAATACTCCCTTAAGTCATTCAGAGTTGGTTCATAGTATTCCATCAGCATCGTATCCATACAATTCGTAGTATGCTACCATACGTAACAACTTAGTAAACTCTAAGAATCCTTCTTTCATATGGCCATTAGTAACTGGGTATACTCCAGACCTGAAATCAGGAACTGTAGATACTACCAGCATATTAGCCTTTAAAGAAGGTTTGACCTTATATGTGTTCTCAATATACAGTTTAAGCATCCACATATACATAGCCATTTGTCTAGCATAATGATACTTATCAAAACTCTCGCCAAACTTAGTAAGATAATGCCCACTTGTCTTTAAGTCATTGAGTGTTAACTCATCGCTATCAGGACAGTATGTGAAATTATCAAGTTTAGCTTTAAGTTTTAATACTTTATTCTTGCCACCATGTTCTACTAACACAGACATTAATAAGGCTGCTTCATTAGCTATAACAGGTTCTGCAAATAAACCTTCTGGTTTTAGTAATGACTGTATTTGCTTATTGCATTCAACTGATGTGAGACATTCTCGTAGCTTGTCTCTAGACTTGGGATCTAAATAAATAGGAACCTTATCGGCAACATATTTACTTCCCCATTCATAGGCTGTACGCTGAGCATAGTAGTCTTCGCATTTAATACGTAGAGCTTCCATCTTATCAGCATCCATTTTACCCTTATAATAGCTAATTTTATTTGATGCTGCTATAATTTCGTCAGCAGTAACAACATGAGTAGCTACAAATGTAGGATATAATTCATCCGCCATGAATCCAGCTTTAGCTGTAGGTCTATTAACTGTTTCTACAAGAATAAATGATTCTGGTTGCAGTATTAATTCATGCACTGCTGAACCAAAATACAGTGAGTCAGAATACCTAGAGTCCGCTTCTAAACCAGCTTTATACAAAGCAGGACTTCCACCCTGCTCTGGATTTATTAGCTTCAATCTAGAGTTACTGATGTAATCAGAATAAGCATCCCCGAAGTATTCTTCATCACTTATGTCTAAATATTCTATGGTTTCAATTAGTGGTGTTATTTTAATTTCCTCAAGCATATTGCTTCATAAATAGATAAGCATCGATTATCTCAGTTCTATTTAGTGAGAATACCTTGAACATAGGGAAGTCAACAGTTCTGTCTGTATGATACAGTAGTGCTGGCACCCCAGAACGTTGACATTTGATTACATTACTTAAAGAATCATCAATAAAGACATCCACTTTACCTTTAATCATATCAGCTTTGTTACCATGCTGGTATACCATTTGATAAATTGGTCTGTCAGGAAATCCATTCCTCCTGAGCCATTCTCTAGTCCATGCCTTATTATTGACTCTCTTAGTACAATACAGCTCTGGAATAAAGTCAGGTCTATTAATAACTGGGAGATTTAACCAGAAATCTCTCTCCTTACTAAGGATCTGTTGTACATTCCTAGTAATTATATGGTCTTTAAGCATGTGAGGATTATTAGCTGTATCAAAACGCTCACAATAAGCATCCCAAAACCCAGCCAAACAATCATCTATATCTAATCCTATTCTGAACATTCAATAGCATCTTGTTATGATTCTAGAATTCTTCTATATCATAGATGTCACCAATAATTATCTCTCTGTCTCTTGACATGATTACCCCTAGTTCTTCATAATCTCCAGGTAGATCAATATCATAATCTTCAACGAACAAGTTTATGAACTTGTCTTCAGCTTCTGTGAAGCTTCTAGCTCTCACTTTCTCTAACCACAAGTCTCCATTATTAAGACCATAACATGGTAGAATGTAAGTACTCATTTATTTAGTTTAAAATTTTAAGGCAATATAGAACTTCATAAGACAAATCAAAGCCGTAGGTAAGTCTTACTTCAGTTAAAGTGTCTTCATAAATTTCAACCATCTCTTACTAAGACTTCTTAATAAGTTCGTAAAAGAAATCTTTACTCATCATAACGTATTCTCCATCAGAGCCCATATTCACACCTTTATCAACTTGTTTATTCCAGACTATTACTAATGGTCTGTCTTTACGTCCACAAGTTTTGATGATTTCAGCAATAGATGGAGTATTCTTAGTACATTTGCATTGAACATAACAAGGTAATTTGTCCTCGGTTTCTGCAATATCAATCTTAGCATCATCCAAATTCTTAGATTCACTACGAGACGATTTCAATCCTTTATAACCGAGTTCAATTAATTCCTTAATAATTTTAAGTTCATAATTATTACCCTTACGTTTAGCATAAGCACCGTTACGTTTCTTCTTTGGTTTTACTTCTTCAGTACCTTCCATGCTTCGTTAATTAAGTTAAGTGTTGCATCTCTACCATATTTAGCATGAAAGTCGGATATATCCTTAGCTCCATAAGATCTAGGAATCCATAGGCATTCTACTCCAAATTGCTTCCTTATCCGATTCATATTATGAATTCCAGCTAAGTCATTGTCATAGAACACTACTATCTTCTTAAATCTCTTGCTGAGTTTCTCAAACTGAGATTCAGTTATGAATAGATTCTCAGAATTAGGAGCTATTGCAGTAATCCCTAAAGAATATAAGCACATTACATCCTTCATACTTTTAGTAATTACTAACAGATTACCTTCTGCTGGGAGTTGATGAGCTCCTTGCAACATGATAGCCTTCCAATTAGAAAGGAATCTTGTAGTTCCTTTGTCCCTAAATGGAAAGTATATACGCCATAACTCAATGCCTTTATCGTTCTTACCTCGATAATAGCCGAATATGGGGTTCTGAGAACCAGTAGTAGCATAATAATTCCCATTCAGGAATACAGTTTTACATGAGTACACTCTAAATTTCTTTAGAATATCCTTAGTAATTCCATATCTATGCCACCATTCCAGCTCTTTATCAGTGAATTCCTGTATTTCAGCCCGTATAACAGCAGGTCCCTTGTCTTTAAACTCAGTACTACTAATTACTGGCTTACTACCTTTAGGCAACGTCTTGTGTTTGATATAACCAAAATCATTAGCAATGATTTGTAAAGCCTTATAATAAGAGCAGCTATACTTATACATTACTACACTGATAAAATTGCCATAAAATTGTCCACTGAAATCATTGAAGATGATATCCCCAGACGCATTCCTATAAAAGGAACACGTAGGAGAGTTATCATTTCTCAACGGAGATTTAAACAGTCCCTTCTTTACTGGGATACCAAGATAATACTCAAGATATGTCTCCTGAGATTGCCTTTCAAGTAAATACTTCTTAGTAATTTTAGGTTCATACTCTAATACCATATTGATTCGATACTTAATGTTAGAACCTTAAAGTTACTAATTATTTCTTATACATCAAAGTCAAGGTCTGAATTAGCTGATGCAGCGTCTCCTGCTACCCCAAAATCATCAGAACTTGTTCCCGGCATATCTGTAGGACCGTTACTCTTCTGTTTATTCATCTGATTAGTTTCGTAATCAGAGAAGAAGACCTTATCACCCAACCAGTTATTAGAGATATAAGCATCACCTGCTTTACTAATATTAACGAAGTATGGCAAACAAGGTTCACCCTTCTTATTAGCAATCAGTTTCAGTTTAGTCTGCTTATTAACAGCGTCCTTGGTAATCTCAATAAAAGTCTTAGCTAGCTTCTCAAATTCATCGGGAAGCGCAAAGGTCATAGATTTAAACTTCTCATATTTCTTAGGAGATAGTTGTTCTCCAACATGAGCTAACATAAACTTAAACTTCTCCAAATTAGACGGATTCTCACGTTCTACCCCACCATTAGAGGTTACTGGTCTCACATCATCACCTTCTTTAGGACAGAATATAGTCTCTTCATATACTCCATTCTCATTCTCAAACGAAATCTTCATGGTCTTCCAAGTAGTACTTGGGTCTTTCTTACCAGCGAATTCGCTATAAGTTACACCCTTAAAGAGTACAGTATGGATTTCCCAAGGTTTCAGTCTAGGTTTGATTGATGATGTACCGTTAGTGTTGGATAAGTTGAAATTCATTGACATAGTTCTAATAGAATATTAAAGTTCGAAAGTTAATGGGTCAATCTCTTTAGCTGACTCATCTTCAATCTCTGTGTCTAGTGGCAAATCTACATTGTCAAAATCTTCCTTAACTTCTATGTTATCTACTTCAGGTTCTATAGGTCTGTCAGCATTACCAACTAATACAAACAAATCATCATAGCCCTTCATTTTAGTTACTGTAAATGTATCTCCATACTGTCTTAATAACTCATTGGATTTACCTCTACAGCTTACAGATAGACCTTTAGTAAGCTTATTACCACCTTTGGTACCAAAAGCTTCATCAGTACCAATAATTGGGAATGTTACTCCTTCAATCTTCTGGTAATTAATACTAATTCTATCTCCCCAGGCAGCACCTATCATAGCAGCAGCTGCCTTATTAAGTATATACTTATTGGAATCTAATGTTACTTGAGGTTCCGCTGTATCTTCAACCTCTACCGCAACCTTCTTGGTAGGTTCCTCCTTGACTATCTCCTGCTTCAGAGATTTATATTCTCCAGTAGCAGGATCAAAGTCTAGGGTTAATAGCATTTTAACTATCATTCTCCTAATTCAAACTTATTAATTGTATCAATAACCATCTTCATATTAGGTTCGATATATAAGTCAGAGAAACATCCAGCAGTACTTCTACAAGTATCAGGACCTAAGGATTTAGTTCTGAATTTATACGTAACTTCCTCATCATTAACTATCTTCTCCGCATAGAGCAAATAATTAAACAGTCCATCAATATTAACACTTCTGTCCAACATCTTACCGGTGGTGAAGAGTTTGTATTTAGGATCATAATCGTTACCATCATTCACAATATGTGATATGAAGATTACGATTAAATCGTCTCGAAGAGTCATTGCCTTAAGAATTAAGTCATAATAATGCTTTGCAAAGTCAATATGCTTATCATATCCTTTCTCGGCACTTCTAGACATTACTTCTTGAGAGAGAAGATAATTACTATCATCAATAGCTAAGACTTTAATCTCCGGCAGTTTAACATTAACTACGTTCATAATATTCATTACCTTAGCAAATTCATTACTAAAATACCAGTTACCAACGTAATTCTTGTCCTTATCCTGAGTTAACTTCTTATAATTCTTTCTAAATCCTGGAATAGATAATTGTTTTGGAGTACAACTAATAATAAACGTTTCTTTAGGATTCAGATATTGCAGCGAACTAGACTTACCACTACCTGAAAATCCTCCAAGTCCTATAATTTGGCTCATTAAGTTATAATGTTATGGTTACGCGTAAATCATCTCGTTTAGCTTTAGCTTCATCTTCTGGAAAGTCGATGATAGTCCAATCTGGATGTTTATACCTCTCATAGTCATTGATTTCAGATGGAATAGGTAATTCTTTAAAGATACCACATCTACCATAAAATCCTGTACCAATAGCTATGTCAGACGAACCAAATCTATTCTTAAGAACCAGTAATGACCTGAATCCATCCTTTAGTTCCTTTATGTCATATCCTCTATAAGAAGACAATTTGTTCCTAAATGGATTATACAATACTAATACAACATTAGCATCCTCGCTAGGAGAACCACTTTCCTTCAAATCGGACAAATCTGGCTCCTGTAACCCTTGCTTTAGTCTTTCAGAATTATTAGAATTTCTATTAAACTGCATAATATTAATTGGAGATACTTTACATTTATTTCTAAATGATACCCCATATGCAGAAATAGTATCAATCTCTTCTTTCTTACTACGACCTGGCAACGGTCTTACTAAGCCCAAATGGTCAGTAATTATAGCTATGATCTGATTAGGATTATTAAGTACATAAGTGTCTTCATCAACAAAGGTTCCAAACTTCTTCAAGTCTGCTATAACCATTTCTTTATACTTCTCTGAATTTAAAGTTCCATCATGTATTATAAGTCTGTCTTCTATTGATTCCAGCCATGGAATACATTCCTGAACTAAATCATAATCCTCATCAGATAATGTCACCCCCTTACCTCTAGAAAGCAATTCTTTAAAAGATATCTGTTTACCATAAGTCTCATAAATGTGAATAGAAAGCAGTTTAGCTAATAATTGCTCTGCACTCATTTCTAATGAGAATATAATAAACTGTAAATCTCTATCTTGACTTGTATCAAGAAGTGCTTTATAAATAAAAGAGTGAAGTACTAAACTGGTTTTACCATTACCAGTTCCTGCTGCTACTAAGTAATATGTTTCTTGAGTTAATCCATCAATAATCTGTTCTAATTTGGGCAGACCTAGTGATAATCCTTGATTGTCACCTCTTCTACCTCTTTCGATTAGATTTAACAAGCTACTAGTATGTGTCATAATTCTGTTATAGTATCAAATACCATTTCATCAAAGTGACCTTCCTTAAATGCTTTAATGGATTCCCAAGATTTGGATATAATGAAATCAGCTATATTCTTATTAAGCAGATTACATTTATTCTTTTTAGCCCAGTCGATTAACTCTAGTACTTCTTTATGCTTATCTTTACTCCATCCGATATTCTTACCATATCGGAAGAACATTTCATCTTCAGTAAAGAATCGTTTGGCGAAATTCCGCATATCATATTCTTTACCGTTAATAATACCTATTGGAGGATAAGCATCCCATAATTCTTGACCCAGTTCTCCTGAGTACTTTCTGTAATTTCTCATGAAATTCTCATTAAAGATTACAGTTTCGGGGTCAAACTTCTGACCCGCTTCAGGGACTTTATACTTCTTAGTAATAATTCCCTTAGTTTGAAGACTCAGTAAGATAGTCCTCAATCCAGTTTTAGTAATAGGCAATCCAAGATATTTAGTAAGGAATTCTCCATGACCTTCTTCTGGTTGCGCTATAAATAATAACTCAATCATTAACAACTCCTCAGCAGTAAGTCTATACTGCTCCATCATTAACAATTGATTGTCCAAAGACGTCTTTAATTTATCCAAGCTAATGATTAATAAGTTAGTAACTTACCAATCTATTATGCTGCAATAGTGTTATTCTGATTTCTCAGTGTCCTCAATTACATAAGCATCCTCAGCTACTTCAAATGGAGATAAGAAATCCTCAATGAGTTCTTCCTGTCTTTTAGCCATAGCCTTAGAATCATATACTTTACCATTAAAGGTAAATTCTCCCTTCCTATTTATGCCATTAGTAGCAACAGCATCAAATACAGAAGTAAGAGTAAATAGTTCAACTATACGTTCAACTGTCATTTCAAATTCTCGATATGAGTTACAAAGATAATCAAATCTATTTATACTACCAACTGAATCTACCTAAATTTGAGGCTTCTCATAAGGCTTGGTACATCTAACATCTTATTCCCTATAGAAGCAGAGACAATGCAAATGCTAGCCTTAGAATGTCTTTCTAATAGGTGTAACAGACCAAATATGTCTACATTCGCAGTAGTATCTGGCAAAGGTAACACAACTTCTTGGTCTATTACGTCATAATAGTTCACGGTATACATCAGAATCTAAATATCATTTTAGTTTCTTTGTTCTTCTTAGGAGTAAATTCTCTTCCTTCTAAGACATCTAGCAGATTAGAGCTGTCTATGGTTATGAAATCTTTACCACTAGTACTTTTACGAAACCATTCTTCTTCAACAGTTCCTTTAATTACAAAGGTAAATACTTCTGCCACTTTGTTCTCCGCCTTCCTAATAACTCTGCCAATTCTTTGTGTCTTAGTAGTAGGACTAGAATCAAATCCAAGAATAACAGCTACAGACAATCCCGGAATGTCAGCACCTTCGTCCAACATTTTAGAGGTATTAAGTACTCCCACTTTAGCTTCCTTGAATTCCTCCAAGGTCATACGCCCTTTCTTCTTAGTTTCCTTACTAGATAACACTTTACCATATCCAATCTTCTCCGCGACCTTAATTGTCTTACTAAACGTAATACATTTCTTGTCTTGACGGTGCTTCAATATTAAATCAGTAAGTTCTATCTTCTTAGGATGGTTATATATAAACTGCTTCCTTCCTTGCAGGGCTCTGTTAAACCCCATTGCATGTATTAGAATCTGTTTATTAATAGCCTTAAATTCGTCAGGCTTATTAGCATAATCAGGACACATTCTCTTAGCTAATTCAATGCGTTTCTGCCATTTAGAAGCACATGCCATAGCTAAGGTAAAATCATGGTTAAAGAAAGAGAAATGATCGTAAAACTCTCTATTTAATTCTAGATACTTGCTTAGATCATCTACTTCTATTAAGACTTTGTACTCTCTATAAGGAGACAACCAGCCTCTGGCAGTAGCTTCACTAACATCTACTCTATCAACTACAGGACAATACTTCTTGATGTAACTGTCTTTACCATCAAGCCTTTCCATAGTTGCTGTTAAGCCTAGAATTATTTTATACTTAACTACTTCGAACACCTTTCCAAATAAATCGGAGGCATATTTATGGCACTCATCAAGTATTAATAGATCACAATTCCATTCCTTTCTTACTACAGTATTAATGATAAGCACCTGATAAACTTTAGGTACTTTTTGCTCAGCTAAATCTGCTAACCATTGTCTTTGCAAAGCATCTGTAGGTACTACTATTATAACACTCTTTCCAGGATTCTTAGCCAAGAATCTCTTCATACACATAATGGCAGTTCTAGTCTTACCGAAACCAGTACAATAGACTAGACTTCCACATAATCTGTTATTAACCCATCGTTGAACACCTAAAGCTTGACGTTCACTTCTGGTAATATTTCCAAATAAGTCTGCCATTTGTTATGTAAAGAGCTATTACACCTTAAATTAAATCATCTATCCCTTAAGTCTTGTGATATGACTATAATGAAATTAAATTAAGTAATGCATAGCTATTACATAATAATCTGGATTAATAACTGTCAACCAATTACAATTCAGATATAATTTACAGAGTAAATCCTTTAGCATCACATACCATTTTAATTTGTTCCTTACGAGTTTCCCATTGAGAGATGTGGAACTTAACTTCTTCAGCCAAAGAATAGAGTATTCTATTTCTGAGAACCTTAAGTTGGTCTGTAGTTAACTCTGTATATTTCTTACTCTTCAGATTAACCATAGCTCTTAATTGAGTATAATTCAATCCTTTGGGAGTAATATAGATGGGAGCTGTAGGTTTAAGACCTAATCTCTCTCTAGCCACTACAAGCTTGTCTCTCAGCTGACCATCAGAGTCTTTCTCTACCAAGTCCTTGCTCTCTTGAGCAGTAAACCAGAGACCTTGCTTGAGAATGAATGTGAGTGTAATATGTTGCTTGTTGAACTTTCCCAGTCTGTCCAAACAACCTTCACGAACAAGTTCAGTAGGAATATCTTTGAATTCCTCCGGACAATTATTCATGGTTCCGTCAATCGGATAATCCTTAGGGTCTATAGCATCCTTATTAATGTCTAGGAAAGATACTAGGGCCTCTAAGAATTTAAATCTAGGCAGATGTTGCTCTTGCTCTAGCCATCTTAAGAATAGCTCAGCATTACAACGCTGCTTCTGGTCATTAATAATGTCCAATAAAACATAACGACCAGGATACTCCTTGCTAGTATTGTGAAGCATAGATTCACAATGGGCGTAGAAACTACGAAGTTCTTCCTCAGTACAATCAACCAAACGCTTCTCCTCTTGTACTAATTCTCCATTAACTTCTTGTTTACGACCCTTCCATACGAAGGAGTTAATATTATTCATAGCAGCTGCCAATTTCTCTTTAAACATACAGATATATCATATTAATTTGATGTAATGGTCTAATCTCTTTAATTTAGATAATCTTTTACAGTACAATCTCACCTTCTGGTGGCTTCTCGTAAATAAAAGTCTCAAAATAAAAGTCAGTATTCTTATAAGGAACTTGAATATTATTCTCAGAATCGTACCAAGTATCCTTACCAGCTACTACTTCCCTATATTTTAAGAATCCGATGTCCCCAACTACTAGGAATGGACTATCCCAATTGGGACATCGCGTACACGCTTTATATGCACCAGTTTTTAAGTCTTCAAACACATATTGAATATAGCCACCTACGTTCTCTTGTGCAGCTACAAGCCGCACACGTAAGGTCTCTATTATCATAGATATCTTGAGCCTACACGCATATCTTCAGGAATGTTATCTTCTTCAAATGGAACTGCTTTCCATTCTAGATCGTCTGGATTCCATCCAAATGCTTCTGCATCTGCGTGGGCAATATCTCTACCTCTATCTAGAGCTTCTTGTTGTGTTTCGAATTCTTCTGTTTCTTGATAGGTAATATTACCCTTCAACCCTGCATAAATGTTGTACTCAGTCATTCTTCTGATTCGTTAGTGTTAATTTTACCATCTTTATAAGTTACACAACCGTATTTAGCGAAGTCACATACACTCTTCTCAATACCTCTGAAACAGGGATATTTAGCACATTCTTTACAGGTGCGCTCAGGATACTTGTATTTAACTCCATCTCTGTCTTTGTCACAGTCTTCGGATTGCTTCTTAGCCATGCGCCTCTGAGTTAGTTGTGTCTTAGTAAATTACTTGAATAATAAGGCCATTATTACTCCTACAGTAACTACTCCTAGACTTGTTGATAAAGTGGTTAATCTTTTATTCTTCTTAGTTATTTTACGTAACTGCTCTTGCTGTGTTTGAATAGCTGTATCTTGCAACTTAATGTGCATGTTAGCTCTTTCCAGTTGAAGTTTACGTAGACTATCAGCTTTAGCCAAGTTTGCAGTTAGTAAGGCATAAGAATCTACTTGCTTTATAAGTTCTACCTTCTCAAGTTTTAACTTCTTATGCTCCAGGAATATAAGATTAGTCGACTTTAGCTGTTTAGGAGTTATAACTATTAATGAGTCATTTACCAACTTCGGATAGATATTCTGTGAAGAACACCACATCGTTGGCAATAGGCTGATTAGTAATATTAATAAACTCCTTCTCATATGTATACTTTATAGTATCTATTTTACCGTTACTAGTAGCGATAACACTAAGAATACTATCATTAGTATTTGCTAAATCTCTTATTTCCTTATTAAGCGAATCAATAGTCATTTCATATTTGTTGGTATCTGGCATTACTACAGGATCTTCCTTTAGTAATAAACCAACTACAACTATTATAATGGCTATAGTAGCTCCTATTATAAATGGTTTACTCATTGCAGATAGTAATGATTATACAAATCTACAATATCATTCACTTTCTCTGGTGAGGCTGTGAGCAATGTGTCTAAACATTCTCTTTCCTTGTCATTCAGATTAAGTTCAACTTCTACCATTCGGGAATCTAATTCATATACCTCTTTTGCTGTATTATAACCAGCAATATACTTCCCTGGGCATTGTTTAAAGAATGCGACTTCTTGATCTAAGAGTGCATTTACCACACCACGATTGATTAAACCTGAATCTGTACTGTAGAAAGCATGTTTGTTTCCTTTGCGAGCTTTACCTAAGGCAATTGTTTTACCTACTTCCTCGTTAAACTCATCTTCCGGGTTACATATCGCAACCCCTATTGATAGTTTCTTTACACCATCACAATGAACTGCATCAGAATCACTATAATCAGTAATAACAGCATCTACTTCTTGTGATACTGCTGCCATAATGAATTTACGTTCAATGTTTGCGTAATCAGTAAAGGAATCAATTCTATATTCTACTCTCTCTTTCATAAGATTAACTTTATAAGATAATAAGTCTTATCTCTTTAGATGGTCTAATCTTCTATTTAGATATTATTTCCTACCTAAACCATTATAGAAGTCAAGTATGGCGTTCTCTTTACGAAGCCATGTGGCTTGTTCTCTAGCCATATCAAGAATAGTTCTACTAATGGACTCTTCTTCTACTTGTTCTTTAACTAGCATACCAGTATCTTCATCATCTCCGTTTAGCCACTGGAATGTAGCCCAATCTCCTTCTTTCTGAGCCTGGTCTACAATCTTGTTGATACTCATAGTAGTCTCAATTTCCCTGTCTACCGTAGCAGCAAAAGGCATGATTCTATCTACGATATCTACTTTAATAGGAGGAACTGGGGGATACTGGAACAAGGCATCATTCTCGGTTAGATATTCAAATATCCACGAATGATGTAGGTACTCTTCTTTAGCTCTACCTCTCCAGTAGATGCCAAGTTTAGGAAGTCCTTCTACTTCAAAGTAATTAGCGAATGTCATATACAAAGCATGATTAGCTAGTTCAGCAGACATCTGCTTTACTAACATTTCAATCATTACCGACGATAAAGGACATTTACGTCTTGTAGTATCAATAACTCTCTCAGTATATTTCATAGTAGGTTCTGCACCCACTGTTTGAACTCCATCACTTGTTACTTCTTGTATTGGATTTCCGTCTTTGTCTAGCTTTCTCACTGTTAAATACTTTAAAGTTATTATTTCGCAAATAATCTAATGGTGCTCCTATCCAAGTAATGTACTTAGCACAGGTAATCTCTTTATCCATCTTGATGAACTGCGACTCCTTAACTTTTAAAGGTTTATCAGAAGAGAAGAATTTGGTACCTACACATTCTGCCCCATCCTTTCTAATAAGATATAATTGCACTTCATATAGAAAGGTGGGATATTCTGTTAGTTTAACGTCCCCAGAATGGTAGATTGTCTGGGCTGTACGTTTTACCATTCCAGGAATACTTTAGTACTTCCGATTTGGGCGTCTTATACTTCCCTAAAATATAAGGAATGTCAGACTGGATACACTTATGACTAAACGTAGTCTTAGGTATAGGTTTCTTGGTCTTCGGGTTAAGCTTACCTGTAGTAAAATTACCACCCTTTACATAGACTACCAAAGTTCCAGGTATGTCTATGATTTTAACCGGCTCAGACCAATTGTAATTAGGAGCAGGAACTCTTCTAAATTTCTTCCACAGCTTACGCTCCTTTGGAGTTTTAGTCCAAACATTAGGGTCGCGAGGTTTAACACTAGGCTGTCTCAGATGCTCAGCTACTAGGAAAGCATCATCATTCCAGTCTCTAATTCTAAGTCTCTTAACTCTGTCCTCTGGACTTTCTTTCTCCTTAAAAGTCTTCTTCTCCATTTTACTGATAAGATTAAATGTTAATTACTTCGTATGAATAGTACCACAAGTATTACACTTATAGATATCTTTCTCATAATCATACAGCGTGTGATTAGTAAGTCTACCACACCTAGTACAATTCATAACTTTTACAGATTCATATACTCTCCTTGACCTTTTCTTGGGAGTCACCCCTACAGTTGAAGTCATAGTTAAATACCTTTAGTCAGTTCTTCTAATCTCCGTATTGCTTCTCTATAATCTGCAATATAAGTTGCCAAAGACATGGATTCTGGATGTTTCATTTCAACACGATAATTGGCAATAATCTTAAGACATGTAAGCAACGGCACCCCATACGCTGCTATCTTTAATTCTTGCCGTTCTCCTTCCTTGGATTTGACAGTTCTTAACACTGACAAATCCCAGAAGTGTGAACTATCACCTACAGATTCCATTCTGAAATCAGCTTCTTCTATTACCATCAACTTTGTAATGTTAATTTATAAATTAGTTAATCTCCATTTCCTTGAGTATCTTGTGAATTAGCCAAATAAATACAAACGGTGATATGAATGGACACAGAGACATAGTATAAAACTCATCACTTAGAGATTCATAAAAGGTATCTGGGTCTTCACAGTGACTATTTATTAAATAATCAGCCAATGTAGACAATAGGAAAGATACTCCATACGTTACCAATGCTATAATTACGACTGTCATTTCTCTCTGTTTAATATATTACAGAGTCTCTGTAAGTCTGCTATAATGGGGACTAACGTACCAGCGCCTTTAACAAGGGCTGCTCTCTGGTCGGCTATTCTACTAGCGTATTCTAATTTAACCGCATTAACAGAATCATCATAACCCTTCTTCATAGAAGCTCTATTAGCTAGAAAGGTCGGAATGGTAATATATAAATGTAATAATGCATCCAGAGTTTTAGTGAGTTCCTTATAAGTCATAGCTTTAGTAACTCTGTCATATACAAATATATATGTGTCAACTCCATCTGGTATTATATTTACATATTTATCAGTCTCCGTACCCTTTCTCCCTACATGGTCAGAGATTCTTATTACAGGCGGAAATCCTTCAATAGTAAAATATTCTGAGGTTCCTACATAATCAGTAGAAGTAAATCCCTTCCTCCTCAGCCATGCTCTTAGCTTGCTCACCCCTCTCATCTTGTTTATTATTCTTCAATGTCTTCAGAAATACCTGAGCACCAGCTAATGGACAGTACTCTAACCTACATTCGTTATGCTCATCTCTAAAGTAGCAATACTTGCATGAGCCACTAGAATTAACTGGTTCAGCTATTTCAAAGTAACTACCATCCACCTCGATGACGTCTCCTGTACTTAGAACAGGTGATATATAACCATCAACAAATTCAAATGTAATCATAATTAGATTCAAAAAAATAAGGGTCAAACCCAGACAGCTATATAGGTTAGACCTTACCTCTGTTAAAGATAAAGCATAATCTAAATAAACTAATCTAAATTTGACCCAATACGGCAGTACAAGTATGCACTACTCGATAAATGCCGCTAATCGGCTAGGTTTCATCGCACATAATTACGATAATAGCAATATTTATTACTAGGTGTACTACATATTAGTAGTGGGAAGGAGACTAAACCCCCCCCCTCATAGCAATTGGCTGGTAAATACCATGACCTGCTATGTTATTCGAAATAATCAGGAAATTTGTTTCGGAAGGAATCATCAATTTTAAGTCCATCCAAATCCTCACAAACCGCCAGTTCCTCCAGAAGTGCGTCCTCTGAATCGTCCACTGCGCCATTATCGGAGTTAATCAATTCAATAAGAAGGTTTGCTTTCTGGGAAGTTAAATCAGTACCAATCCAGCTGACTATAACTTCTACAAAGAAATCATCGAACTCAAGAGAAGTACCTACATCAGAGGCAGCAATCTCATTCTTCTTATCGAATAACTCTTTGATAACATCATCACTGATAGGTTCTTTAAATTTATCCCTAAGTACAGTGACCAATTGTGATTGTTCTTTAAAGTTCATATGTGTATACGATAATTACAAATGCTAGCAACAGCTAACACGCACTTCGTAAGAAGTTATTACTAATACGTAATGATATAATTCAATAGTATTGAATTTCACGGCATTCGTAATGCCTAAAGTAGACATATCCTCTCATATACATCCACTAGCTATATTAGAATAAAGAATTTACCTTTTCCAAGATATAAACAAGTAACTACCTACCAATCCGGGATAACCTTCCTTATTAATTACTTTTACGAAGAATTGCTTCTCCTCGTAATATTTAAGAATGTCATCAATAGATTTTAGTTCGTCATCGTTTAAATCCATTACTAGACTAAAGTAATTATTCTCACTTTTAGCCTTAATAAAGCTGTCAGTAGTACTAATGAACCTCTTAAGTATAATTTCTTGAGTTACTACTTCATTGTACGTTGCAACCGAATATGCTTCCTCCGCATTCATTGAACTTCCTTCTAACAGTTTGCTGAAATCAAATAACTTTCTCATAATCTAATTAATTTAAGCCTCCTTTTAGTGACTTGAGTGGGACTCTAACCCACAACCTGCTCCTTAGGACGGAGATGCTCTATACTATTGAGCTATCAAGCCTTGACGGTTACATACTAATAGATCCGGTATGTTTACCTCTTACTTTAACAGAGTTAGCAGTAATATCTCCCTCTACATCACCACCTACTTCGATGCTGTTAGCTTCTATACTACCTCCTACATTACCTTTAACTTTGACACTATTACCATGTACAGTAAGAGCGTTTCCATCAATGTCACATGTATTACAGTTAAGCTCCTTTACATTACCAGTAAAACTGATATGTACACTATCATTATTGACTTCAGATATTAATTTACCATTCACATAAATTCTATTCTTTATTTGTGACAGGGTAATATCATCTTCATCAATATCAAACGATTCATTGTCAATAAACAGTTTATTCATGATTCTTCTTATCCAGTTCATAGTACTTAATAAGTTTATCAAATGCTTTAACTCTAGCATTATGTCCTTCCTCACTATCAGGGGTCCACCAATAAGCTTTACCATACCTGTCTTTAGGAGCATTTAGAAACTTCCTGTTAAATTCTGGAATCATGGTAATTATATCACGTTGGCTATAAATAGTGATTCCACGTTCGGTTCCTGCCATAGCGTGTTCTATACAGAAACACATTCCCCAGTATTCAGGGTGGGTTACAAATAATTCTTTAGCTTTTTTAAGAACACTTACAACATCTGTCATTTCACTTTAGATTTAGTTAGTTGGCCAATCATTTGATTTCTAAAGCCCTCAACTTGATGGGGACATATATTAGTAATCCATTCTTTAAAATATCTATGATATTTAGTGTGATTACTTTTATAGAACTCTCTTTCCAACCAGTTATACAGTTCTCTTTCCATATTTATTAAATTAGTAGTCTTATTCAGAATCGAACTGAAACCTCCATATCCGTAGTATGGTATTCTATCCGTTAAACTATAAGACTAAAGAATAGAGGGTGTGCTGTTACGCCAAATGCTCTGACTGAGTTTCACTCTTATCTCGTTTACCTTCCTCCGTCTATATAGGCAGTTTCAACATGAGTATTCTAAACGACATTATTACATTCTTGATTCGAGGCTATCAGTAAGGATGCTGCCTAATTATACTTCAATAGAAACCTACTCGCAACTCTTTAAATGATGACCGCTTTTAAGCCTACATCCCCTCTATTATAATTATTCTATACCATAGTACATTAAGTACAATACTTGCTGCCTTAAACCGTATCTACGTGTAACAACATTGGCATTAAACCTTCCAGTTATGGCTACATTAATGCTTCTCTTCAATTTGTCGGCAGTAAATGATTTACCAGTAGTACCAATTAATCCATTAGGTTCATCAGCGCAAATAAAATCTACAGCTTCAAATAACTGTTCTTTGGTCTCTGCACTATTTACCTTTTGCCACTTCTCTAATTCTCTCTCAGAATTCATAACTTAAGACAATGCTTCAAGCTCTTTAGCCAATTCTTCATAAGATTTACTCTCAAGCTCTGCATCCTGTTTCTTAGCCATGAGATCAAGAATCTTTTGACGCTTAGCTTTCTTCTCAGCAGCTACAATGCGTTCTTCCTGTTCCTGTAACTTAACGTCAATAATGTGTTTTACAATATTGAATTTCAGTTCAAGTTCAGTGGCGTCTTTAGTACGAGTCTTAATGAAACTTTCGGTTTGTGATTCCTTTAGCCTCTTATTAAGATTAATAGCAATAGGATCAAGTTGTTCCAGAGATAAATCCCACAAATCTTCAACAGATAATACTCCACGGTTAGTGGAATAACGTAATTTTACCCTTGATGCTTTCTCAAACATAACATTTTCATTTAAAAGTTAACTTTAATGGTTCTTGTAAAGCTGCCAGTAACTTTACAGATAACACTATTGCGGATGGTAGATGAGAACCCTAAACCACTCAACTGATTATCAGAATAAGGAGCCTTCATCTTATTAGCTAACATCTCAAATGTCTTACGATCCTGAGATAGTTCACTCCTAAGATATTCGTTAAAGAATCCTCTTACTGGAGATGGATTCTTGCACCCATCTAAGATAAAGAAATAGTGTTTATTGCCTACTTCTGCACCGTTCCAATAATTTGGAGACAGAGTGAGTAACGATACCTTATGGAATTTGTTAGTAGACAAGTTCCACGTCTCTTTATCACTTGAATTACTCGGAAGGACATCATGTATGACAATTCCCTTGGCCTTAGAATACTCAAATCTGGCTACTGTCACTTTATCACGACCTCGAAGATCTGTTGTGTAGGTATACTCACGTACTTCTCCGTTACATTCAATTTCAACAGTAAATCCAACATCGTGATAATCTCTTTTGCAGAAATTGTGTACATATACGGTATACATACCTTCCATACGTGGTTCATCCTCCCAGATAACGTTCTCTACTGGTTTACGAGAATGTA